GTGTTACTATGATTTTGTTCACGATCGTGAGGAAAGATGGCAAGACGGTTGGCGACCCGACGAGAAACGGATACAAAAAGTATTGAAAAGGAGAAAGAAACAGCATGGCAAATATTAATGATGTTGTAAAAGGTCTGGCTCAAGCAGCAGCAAACGCATACGATGGTGCCCTAGATGAGAACGGTGATCCTCTAGAGTTAGGTCTCAAGAGAGAAAAAGGTAGGGGTATTTATGATAAAGCTGCCCTTGACGGGTTCAAGGTTAGATTCGCAGCGGATCAGATGGTTATTTCCTATCAATCAGAAATGAGTATGAAGGATATGCACCCACCTAATAAGCTTGTTAATGAAGTTGAAGCCCGTTTTTCGGATATTCTCAAGTATCTTAAAAAGGAATATAAAAATCTAACGAAAAACTCTGTATCTTTGTCACCAATCGATGAAGCTAACGTCGATGCACAAAGCATTTCTCGTGTTAGAACTTGGATTCAAGCTCAGAAAGCATATAAGATTGGAGGCGTAGAGGGAGTTGATCCTATCGGTCAAGGATCGGACAAAGACAGACTAGAAGATAATTTTAAGAAGTTTTTAGAGCTTTCAACCGATAAAAGACCTCCAAACGACAAGTCGAAGAAGAACCCTGACACGCCAGAAGCATAAATGTCTCTTTCTAAAAAGGAGATAATGACAGAGATCGTTCGTTGTGGGCGGGACCCTGTTTATTTTACTAATAATTATGCTAAGATATCGGAGCCCATGAGGGGGTTGATCCCTTTTGAGCTTTACGACTTCCAAAAAGATGCTTTAAATCATTTCACTGAACATAGATTTAGTGTAATCCTAAAAGCCAGGCAGCTTGGAATTTCTACCACTGTCGCAGCATACGTTTGTTGGCTAATGTTGTTCCAGCGAGAAAAGAATGTTCTCGTTGTTGCAACTAAACTAAGCACTGCTACAAACTTAGTTAAGAAAATTAAATCAATTCATAAGCATTTGCCTCCTTGGTTGAAAATTGCAGATATTAACATCAACAACAGGACGTCTTTTGAATTAACCAATGGATCACAAGTTAAGGCTTCTTCTACCTCTGGTGATGCCGGTCGTTCTGAAGCTCTATCTCTTTTGGTAGTTGATGAGGCTGCCTTCGTTGAGGGAATGGATGAGTTATGGGCAGGTCTTTATCCTACGCTATCTACTGGTGGTCGTTGTATCGCTTTATCTACTCCTAACGGTGTCGGAAACTGGTTTCACAAAACTTACACAGAGTCTATAGAGAGTAAAAACGATTTCTTCACCATTAAGCTGCCTTGGTCAATCCATCCCGAAAGAGACGAAAGATGGTTCAAAAAAGAGACACGAAACATGGCTGCAAGAGAAATCGCTCAGGAACTAGAATGTAACTTTAATGCTTCCGGCGACACAGTTGTATCGGGAGATGATATAAAAAGGTTATTAGACTTCTGCTCAGAGCCAGGACACAGAACAGGGTTTGATAGAAACTACTGGATATGGAAACCCGTAGAAGAGGGAGCAGAATATCTCTTGTGTGCTGACGTTGCAAGAGGCGATGGCAGTGACTTTAGTGTTGCACAGGTCATACGACTGGATACTATGGAGCAAGTGGCTGAATATCAGGGCAAGGTCACTTCAGACATGTTTGCACCTTTACTTATGAGTATGGCTAGTGAATATAATAATGCCTTATTGGTAATTGAAAATAATCACGATTATGGGGTGTTGAACAAGATAGAAGAGTTAGGATATGATAACATCTATTACAGTCTGAAATCAACTCATGAATATGTTGATCAAGCAACGGCTGAAGCAGTAGGTGGAGTAGCTGGTTTTACAATGTCTATGAAAACACGACCACTCGTTCTATCAAAGTTTGAAGAGTTCATCAGAAATAAACTACTTATATTAAACTCCTTGCGTGCAGTCAATGAAATTAAAACTTTCATTTGGCATAATGGGCGACCACAAGGGATGAGAGGTTATAACGATGATTTGGTTATTGCACTAGCAATAGCTTGTTGGATTAGGGATACAGCTTTGACAGTTAACCAGAAAGAAGTAGGATATAAAAAAGCCATGCTTAGTGGATGGAGATCTGATAGTAGCAAACTAGATACTAGAATCCAGGGTATGACAGGATATTCTGACAAAAAACAAAAGCCAAATTCAGGCGGTAATCATTTGCCTTGGATTTATAAGGGATAAAAAATGGCGGACAATAGTAACCCAAGAAACAACCAAGCGACTCTGTTCAAAAGACTGACAAGACTTTTCAGTGGTCCAATTGTAAATTATAATAAACAACAGATCAAGCGTCTGAAGTCTACTAGTATTAAAAACTATACATTTACTACGAGTACAGGCAAGGAGTTTAAAAAGAAAGAATATTACAATCTTTTTGAGCCTCTGCAAAGCAAGCAGCTATCTGAGCAGAATCGAGAGTATCGTTATGCAGACTTTGACCAGATGGAATACATGCCAGAAATCGCCTCCTCCCTAGATGTTTATGCAGATGAAATCACAACATCTTCAGAGATTTCACCAATTGTCCGGGTTGATTGCCAGAACCAAGAAATCAAACATATTATAAACATTTTACTTTATAGTGTTTTAAACATTGATTTTAACATATTCGGCTGGGCACGAAGTATGTGTAAATATGGCGACTATTTTTTGTATCTTGATATTGATGATGAACTTGGTATTACAAACGTTGTACCTTTGCCACTTAGAGAGTGCGAGAGAATTGAGGGAACCGACCCAACTAATCCCAATTATATACAATACTATTGGAGCGGCGGCCAAAACGCTAGCTCGGGAGTTACTTTTGAAAATTGGCAAATTGCACACTTTAGGGTTCTAGGCAACGAGCAATATACTCCATATGGCACCTCTGTGTTGGAGCCTGCTCGGAGAATCTGGAGACAACTAACTTTAATTGAAGACGCCATGATGGCTTACCGGGTGGTGCGCTCACCCGAGCGTCGTGTTTTTTATATTGATGTAGGTAACATTCCACCTCAAGAGGTTGAACAGTATATTGAGCAAGTAAGAACTCAGATGAAGAGAAACCAGATTGTCGATGCGGATACAGGCAGGGTTGATCTTAGATACAATGCAATGAGTATTGACGAGGATTATTACATTCCTGTCCGAGCAGGAAACTCTTCAAGGGTTGAAACCTTAGCCGGCGGACAGTTCACAAGTGCAATTGAGGATGTTGAATATCTCAGGGACAAACTATTTTCTGCGCTAAAGGTTCCAAAAGCATACCTTGCCCAATCAGACGCAATGGAAGATAAAGCTACCCTGGCTCAAAAAGATATTCGATTTGCCAGAACTATTCAAAGACTTCAAAGGGTTGTTATTTCTGAGCTTCATAAGATGGCAGTGGTTCATTTATATACTCTTGGATATAGAGGCGATGACCTTCTATCATTTAAGTTGACCTTGAATAATCCATCTAAGATCGCTGAGCTTCAAGAACTTGAGCATATGAGAACTAGGTTTGATATTGCAGGCGCAGCCACTGAAGGTTTCTTCTCTAAGAGATGGGTATATAAAAATATCTTCAAACTAGATGAGCAGGAAATTGATAGAATCATTGAGGAGAGGTATCACGATACCAAGCTTGATGCTGTGATCGAGGCTGCCGGCGCAGCAGCAGGTGAAGCTGCTACAGCCGCTGCGGGTCCTGCTGAAGGCGCTGAGGGTGGCGATGAACTTGGCGATGAACTTGGCGATGATCTTGGCGGTGAAGCAGAAGCTGAAGAGCCAGCCGACGAAGGACCTCTTTTAGCAGCACCTGGCATGAGGGACGAAGGTTATCTGACCCCCGGAGCCAAAGGGAAGCATTATAGCCCCGAAAAGATGGATTCCAGGAAAGGAATGGGACCTAGGCGCAGAAGTTATGCAGCACAAGCTGGACAACAAACTGCTTCAAGCACAACTAGGAACCTATTTAAGGGGGCACAAGATATCGGAAGATTGGCAGTCGGGGTAACCGAGGTGTACGAAAAGGATGAAACTCTTTTGTTTGAAACAAAGAATCAAATTAAAGACTTGATCGACCAGTTGGAGGCTAACGATGAAGACCAAACATAACAAGAAAAGAAATACTGGGTTTATTTTTGAGGCGCTCATTCGAGAGCTAACAAAATCAGTTTTAGCCAAGAACATTAAGAAGGCTTCTAGGGTAAGATCAATTATCAGGGAGTATTTTTCAAATGGCAAAGCCCTAAAGAAAGAACTTGATTGTTATAAGGCTTTATGTGAGGCTGATAATCTTGATGGTTATACTGCCGAAAAACTGGTATATGAAATCAAGAGAGAACATGGTAGTATAAACCAAAAGAAGTTGTTTATAGAGCAAAGCAAGATGATTAGGCAGATCAATAGGGAAATCGGCTCCGACTTGTTTTCGACTTTCATCCCAAACTATAGAGCACTAGCTACAGTATCTCAGATCTTTAGCGATCAGACACCAGTTAAAAAGAAGGTGTTGATGGAGAAACATGTTTTGGAAACCTTGACTCAAAGGGTTGATGAAAAGGTTGAGAAGAACCTGAAGCCAATTGATGATCTCGTCGTCAAGACATTTACAAATAAATATAACGACCAATATTCAGAGTTGCTGCCCGAACAAAGGGGGCTACTGAACAGGCACATTTTGTCAATTCGTGATGGTGGTACTGATTTTAAGGTTTTCCTAAACTCAGAACTTCGCCGTTTACATACTGAGGTTAAAAACTCACTTGTTTTGGAAGATGTAAGAAGTGATGAACAAATGATCAATAATACAAATAGTGTTATAAAAATCATTGAGAGTTTTGATGCAGCAGAGTTTTCGTCTGAAAATCTAAAAACAGTTCTGAAAATACAGAAACTTGCCAACGAGTATAAGAAAGATGCCAATTAAAATTACAATAAATAAAGCCGCCGCAGGTGGTGCCGATGTTGAAGAGGTTGCCGAAGTACAGGCTACTGTACGTCTAAAAGCGCATAAGACTTTAGATGGTAACATCCTTATCAAAGATCACGATATGATGGATATTGTTGTTATCCCATCAGAAAACAAAGTTATGACTCTTCCTAAGTTCGGTCTTGGCGAAGAGGTTTACCATTACCAGAAGTTTCTTTTAGATTCTCTGGCTCGCACTGGCGTTGTTGGTTTAACCTCAATCCAGGGCGGAATGACTCGTGGTGTTTTAGAAGCCACCATGACACAATCGATAGATGAAACTGTTAGTCCACTACAGGTAGCATTATTTGAGATTGAAAAGTTTATGAAACAATACTCTATCGAGGAACAATTTGGTAAGGATTATGAGGTAGAAATTGAAGATAGATTTATTAACCCAGATCCGGATGATTCAACAGAGTACGGTGAAATTGAACCAGAGCAAAGTAGGCGTAAACATTCAGCAGGCGACCTACCATATTATACATTTGCTGGCTACGGTTACATGTTTTAGATTGGAAATGCTATGTCCATTATGAGCATCTTGGTATTTGTACTTTGTGCTTACGGCTTAACACAAATTTTAGTTTTTTCTAGTATATTTGAGCCATATAGACCTTCTCATCATTTTTTTCATTGCCCAATGTGCATTGGCTTTTGGGTTGGGGTGCTTCTTGTGCTCCTAAACCCATTTACAGAACTATTTATATTTGATGTGTCGGTAGCCAATGCTTTAATTATGGGCTGTTTGTCTTCCGGCACTTCTTATGCGTTATGTATGCTGGTGTCGGACGGAGGATTTCAACATGAATACCGAGTTAAAGGGAATGTGGACGCAAAAGTGGAGACTAAGACCGGTCGCAAGGTGTTGCAGGGGTAGCAGTATCGTGCGGGTAGCGCCCGTATTTTAAGGAGATAGAGATGAATAAAAAATATGTGCTTCAAGAGTTTATGAACCTAGACTATAGCGATTCTATGTTAACAGAGGACGAGCGTGAGGGTAACCGTCAAGGTGTCCATCTTGTTTTGGCTGGTAAAATCCAAGCCGCAGGCAAAAAGAATGGTAACGGGCGCATTTACCCCAAGCCTATTCTTGAGCGAGAGATGAAAAACTATACCAAACTTGTTCGAGAGGGACGAGCCATCGGAGAACTAGACCACCCAGATAGCTCAGTTGTTGAGCTTAAAAATGCAAGTCACTTAATCACTGAAGTGTGGTGGGACGGTGATGATGTTATGGGTAAATTAAAGATTCTTGACACTCCTGCTGGTCAAGTTGCAAAACAACTTGTTAAAGGCGGTGTCCAATTAGGTATCTCTAGTAGAGGACTTGGGTCAACCCGACAGCAGGGTCAAACGACCATGGTCGAAGATGACTTCCAGCTTTTATGTTTTGATTTAGTATCAGAGCCTAGCACCACGGGTGCCTATTTGGTTGCAGAAAGTCAAGTAAAATCTAATCTAACAAAAGCTGACCGTATTTACCGTGCATTAAATGATATTCTGGAGGATTAATGAAACGTTCGCAGCTTAAAGCCTTGGTGAAAGAATGCGTGAAGGAAGTTATCCTTGAAGACGGACTTCTTAAATCAATCGTATCAGAAGTAGCCCAAGGACTGGGAGGAAGTCTTGTTATTGAAAGACAAGAGGAACCAGTCCCAAGGCATGAAGCAAAGTTTAAAGAGAAAATGAAATCTAATCGTAAACAAGTACTCAAATCAATAGGAAAAGGTGCTTATGACGATGCTAAAAATAAATTTGATAACCCTGCACTGTTTGAAGGAACAAAACCACTCCCTGGTGGAGGCGGTTCGGCTGGTCCCTTGGGGGTAGATACTTCCAGTGAAGGTATTGGACTTGATAATATCCCAGGCATGTCTAACTGGGGCAATATTTTAGATAAAATGAACAAAAGAAAGTGAGTTTATAAATGAGAAGACAGAAAAGACAACCAAGAAAGA